CCGCCAATACCACCACCGCGGCTGTCCGCGGTTCTGCCGCCATCGTGGGCGACCAGATGGTTGTCTCCACTCTGGCTACGGACGCGGCCAGCCTCCAGGGGCTCCAGTGGTGTGCGGTAGACAACACCAACACCATGCCAAAGAGCATCTTCTCTTCGGCGACTGTCCTTGATTCCATCATCAACGACACCAGCACGACCTCGCTCCTGACCTACGACGCCGGCACGGACGTGTACACCACGATTGTGTCGCAAGGCAACCGCATCGTCACTATCGAGCGCCAGGGCGACTTCATCGCCATCTACAGCACTGGCTTGGTGGCCGGCCTCAACCTGACCGGTACGACCGAAGCCTGCTTCGTTCGCATCACCGCTCCGGACAGCGAGATCTACGTCGGCCAGCCCGGCTACGGCATGGTCGAGAGTGTCAACAACGGCAACACCGGCATCTTCCGCATCGTCCGCTACACCACCCTCACGGACCAAGACGTAGTGTGGATCGAGAACGCGGCAGCTGTGCCCCAGGACCTAGCCGAAATCGACATTAAGGTCTTTTCTGCTGATTCTGTCATTCCGGGCGACTTCCTGCACATCTCCACCAGCTTGTGGGACGGCAGCTCGTCCAACAAGGGCATCTTCGAGGTCACTGACGTCGGCAACGCTGGCTCGGGCTCGTACCTCAACAGTCACAAGCTCACCGTCCGCGCCACCTTGTCCACCGTGGGCTCCCCCACTGCGGTCCTGGGTAGCGAAGTACAGCGCGTTCAAGTACTAGAGGGCATTCCGGGCCGCTATATCAAGCAGGTCCTAGCTATCGCCCCCAACCAAGACGACGGCGACTTGGCGGACGTCAAGTTCACCACGAACGGCGGGGCAAGCAAGATCGGCGCCACGGCTGGCTCCATCGTTTCGGCCATGGATAAGCTCGACTTCCCCACTTCTATCTCCAAGGGGGTGGACGGGTACCAGCACTCCATAGGCCTCATCGCCGAGGTCAATCGCGTCATCTACGGCGACCCGGCCGACCCTGCTACCTACCCGGGTGTGGCCGCTGCGGGTGCCTCGGTCAACATCTCGGGCCCGCTCGTCAAGCGCATCCAAGTCACCCTGTCGCTGCGTATCCGCACGGGTGCGACCCGCCAGGACATCGAGGACCGCGTCAAGTCGGCCGTCGCCTCCATCATCAACAAGACGGGCATCGGCCAGCCCATCGCCCTGTCCTCGCTCACGAACGCTGCTACCAAGGTCGGTGGCGTCATTTCGGCCGTTATGGTGAGCCCGCTCGCTACCGCCGGGAACGACCTTATCTCCGTCCAGCCCTACGAGAAGGCCTTGGTTCTCAACGTAGACCAGGATGTTCTTATAAGCTTTGCGGGTGGGTAATGTCTAATTTTATTACCCCGGCATAAAGCCATGAGTAACCAGTTCACGGGCGCGTCGTTTGTGCTCCAGAGCGTTACTGCGCTCGGAGCCATTACCCTGCGTGTTCGCTTCACGCAAGACCCCATTGCTTCTAATTCATCTGGTAGCAACGACGCTTTGAACACTGAGCTATACACGCTCACAGGCCCGGGGTCTTACGCTTTTATTGATTCAGCTCCCGTTTCAGGCGATCCTCAAGCGGTTGACTTGTTTTTGGCTGACCCACTCGCGATTGGCGTCTGGAGTCTTACAGCTTCTCTATCTATCAAAACCACGGATACTTCAAACCTTACCGCCCCAAATGTCGTCAGCTTTACAGTGGCGGCTGGCTCGCTCTTAGAAGGGGTAGCCAAGGGCGCTGTTTCAGACACAACTGAAGACATCCTCCGTAAACATTTCAACCCGGCCCTTAAGGGAAAGGCTTGGGACGCACTCATCGCGGCTATAGCTACGGGCGACACGACGAATCAAGAAAATGCCAAGAGTGCGTTCGATCAGTTGTTCATCAGTACCGCCAGCGGCATCTACCTTACCCGGCGTGCAGCGGATGAAGGTGTCCAAAAGCCGTTCAATATCGGCATGTCGGACGACCTTTTCCGACAATTCTCAATTCGTAGTACCAACGCCAAGCTCACCGAAGAGTCCTTACTGGAAATTCTTGAGGTGTTCTATGGGGTTGACAGCGTTAGGGCCTTCGTAGACTCTGGTTTGTCTGAGACCTACGTCATGAACGACGGAGACGAGTTAATCGTCCTCTTAGATGAGCAAGACGAGGTCACAATTCTATTCGAGGCCGAGGATTTCGCCATCATCAGCTTAGCTGAGGCCGATGAGATCGCAGCGGCTATCACTCGCGCGTTTCGTTTCCATAACCTCACCGCCTACGCAGTTCCTTCTGTAGATGCTCAGACCGGCGATACCAACGTCCGCATCTACAGCGGCTCGCGAGGCCTCAACAGTTCCGTTCGTGTCTTGGGTGGCAAGGCCCAGAACGCCCTTCGATTTCCCACGTTGCTAGATACGACCCCCAGCAGTCTACCGGTGTGGGACTTAACTTTTGACCCGACCGCCGCCACCGTTCGCTTTTCTCCAGATGGCAACTTCGATGTCTCCTTAGTTCGTATCGGTGACTACGTTACGGTATACGGCGATGTATTCAACGATGATAATAAAGGTACATTTGAGATCACCGATGTTTACTGGGCTTACCCAGACGGTATCACGCTGGTCCAGTGGTTTGAGGTCGTAAACGCGTCAGGCGTTAATCAGGCTTCTGTGGTTCAGCTTCAAACTGACGATCTAAGGGCCTTCAGGCCTACGCGACATACTATCCACACGACGCCTGAGCGTTCTGTGGTTGTCTCGTCTCTTGTGAATGAGGTCGANCNGNTCNTCCNNNCTCACTTCGCAAGCAGTGGCCCGTGGTGCTCACACGGCAGCTTACGGACAGATCGCAGACAGCGTCCTTATCTCTGAAACCACCTTGGAGCGCGTCCATGGTGGTCTAGTCACGGTGGATACGGTAGATCCGCACGGTCTCGTGGAAGGCGGCCAGGTTCTCGTCCAAGGCGTCTATGGTGCCCCGATCGTCCCGCCTACCAGTCCTGGTAGTACCGGTCTTAGCCAATACAGCAAAGCATCAATCTGGAGCGATCTGGATTCCGCTCCTGTGACCAACAACTACCATGCTTGTGCCTGCCTTTTAGGTAATGGCAAAGCGCTCTTGGCTGGAGGAGACACAGGTCCAAACAACTACATCTTCGATACGCTCGGTGATGTCAAGGTCAAGTACGAGACCGATGTCGAAACTACCTACGTCGGCACTGACACCTACAACACTNCCGGCGTCTCTGCCGCCATTCCTCATCTCACCACCTGGACCCAGACCGTTGATGCTGGCGACTACGTTTTAGTAATTAATCCCCGCGGGATAAAGACTAGCGCCCTTGGTGGTGGCTCGCTTAACGTATATGTAGACGGCAGCCTCGTCAACACGGGAGACCTTGGCTACTTTGCTTCGAACACAGGTTACGACTACAGTCCCATCTATGTTTCAATGACACTGTCCGGGGGTTCTCATTTATTCCAACTAAACTGGACCCCCGGCTTCGATGAGAGTTTTAGCAACACCACTCTCAGTTTTGATTCGCTGTATGACGGTGCTCATGGTTACGGCAGCATTGCCTACCAACTGCTGACTTTACCCTTGGTCTACAACTACGACACTACCACCGCCAGCGGCGTCGGCACTCACACCGACTATTTAACAGCAGCCTGGACTGACGTAACCGAGCTGGCGGCATGGAACGCTTTCTGCCCTGCTGGCGACAACTTACTGATTTGCCGTATCTTTGGCTTTCATAGCTCTAGCGCAACCGGACGGTTCCGCCTAACCATGGACGGAACCCCCGTTACCGGTGAAGACGGTTGGGTTGTTATGAAAGCTGACTTAGGTGGTTCCACGACCCTGCATTTACCAATCGTTGGGGATGACAACGTCCACACCTTCCAAGTTCAGTACTATGCCGACAACGGTACTATGCGCTTGAGTACGGCTAGCGTTGGTGGACGCACCTTCCATCAGTATCAAGATGCAGGCGACTTCCTTACTGATAGCCAAGCGGTAGCTGGGACGGGCACTACTACTTACTCTAGCTCGACCTGGACTACGATCAGTGACTATCCAGACTGGGTCATGCCAGCCCAGGACGAAAACAAGTACACACTCGCTGTCAAACTAACCGGCCTTGTCTCATCGGGCGGCTACGCTCGCTTGCGTGTCCTTATGGATGGGGCCCAGGTCGGCGCCGTTCACCACGTTTCGACCACAGGCGGGCAGGCAGCCAATCCGTACCTCTATGTGCCAGTTCGTATTACTGATGCCAGTGCCCACACTTTCAGTGTTCAGATTGCAGTTGACAGCGGCAGCTTCAGCGTCAGTGGTACTATTGCCAGCCAGTTGCTTGGAAGTCGTGTTTATCACTTATTTAAGCCGTTCGATACTGTCACTCGGCAAGTCCAAGCAACTACTAGTGACACCGTTGAAACATTTGCCGTCACCGATTTTGAAGATGTAGGAGCAGGCGAATTTCAGGCTACCTATCAGGCCACCGCAGGCACTTCCTTGCCGTCTGCTCGTTCGTTTGCGACTATGACGGCCGGCAATCAGTTTAGCAAAACCCTCCAAGGACGTGCCCTCTTTGCTGGCGGTTCAGGCGATGGAGTGACTACCAGCGACAATGCCTATGCCTACGATCATGACTTAGACTCTTGGACTTCATTGGCTGTCCTTAACACCGCCCGCATGGGGCACGCTCAAACCACTTTGACCAACGGCAAGTTCTTGGTCACTGGCGGTACGACCGCTGGTATCGAGGCTTCGGCCCTTACTTCGTGCGAGATCTATGATGTGACTACAGACACATGGACTCCGGTGTCGGACATGAACGAAGCCCGCGCTGACCACGAACAAATCCTTTTGCCCAACGGCAAGGTTTTGGTTATCGGTGGCCGCACCCTGGCTTCAGGCGATTATCTGCATGAGACGCTGGATGAGGTTGGCCCTGTTCTAGCCACATGCGAGATTTACGACCCTGATACCGACATCTGGACTAAAACCGGGCGCATGTCCATTGCTCGTATCCAACACAAAGCGATTGCCCTTCCAGACGGTCGAGTGCTCGTTGTTGGCGGCATCGGCTTTAATCCAACTCAGCCTGCGGATATCCCTACCGCGCTACGCGATGCCGAGCTATGGAACCCGACTACGGGCGCCTGGCAACCGGCCGGCCGCACCGCCTTTGAGCGTGATACGCCAGTAGTCGCTTACCTTTCGTCCAAGAACCAGGTTATCGTGGCCGGTGGCAGCGCTACCACGCGCACTGAGCTATTCGACCCAGTCAAGGTCAAGTGGAGCTTCACCAGCGCTGAGCTGGCCTCGCTGCGCTACGGCGCTAAAGCCGTGCTCATGGCCAATGATCTCGTTTTCTTAGGCGGGGGTCTCGACGGAGAGACACTTGACCCAGACGACATCCTTAATCTCTACATCCCTAACTCCGATCGCTTCTTGGGTGGTGGTCTCAACGGCATCTTCCGCGTGTCTTCGGTCACAAGCCCTACTACGTTTACCTTTGAGACTCCAAACGAAACCCAGTACACCCTAAACGCCTCCGACACTGCTGAAATCGTTCCAATGGCAGCTCCGAGCAACCCAGGGCTGGGGCCATACATTTTTAATCCCCACGAGGGTGTAGCGGTCACTGGCATCGAGACTACTACGATGACCGTCTTGGCCATCCACAAACAGTACGCCTCCATCGACGTGGATGATGCCACTGAATTCCCAGACGAACCAGGCTGGCTTGTTTTTGGCTTTGGGTATGAGTACCAAGCGGCTCCCGTGCGCTATCTTGGGCGTCTCAGCGAAACCACGCTAGCACTTGACTTCAAATTTAAATTCCCGGCCACCGTGCCGGCTGGCGCTAAGGTGACGCTCCTGGCTCACAAAGGGCCATTTGTGCCTGAACACCCCGAGGATGTAGGCTCGTTCTATATCACTGATAGTCCGGCCGGCCGCGTCGCAGCGGCGAACGCCGTTGAGGCAGCTACGGGCGCTGGCATCCCTGTTTCCAAGACTATCACCTATCCAGGCGATCGTGGCTTAGGTGGTGAAGGCCTACCCTCCCACGGCAACTACAAACTCAGCGATAAGGTCTCGGTCTGGGCTGGCTCCGATGTCGATGCCGAAGTAGACGCTGCGAGAAAAGAATAGTTCAATGTCTCGTACCAGTTCACTCCACGGCGCCAGGATCCTTTGCTACGTCAACGGCAGACTATTTGGCCGCATTACTGATTTTAATTGGACCTCGGCTACTCCGCGCAAAAAAATCCACACTATCGATATTCCACATCCGGTCGAGCTGGCTTCTACAACCGCGGATGTCACCTGGACTATGACCGTTATTAGGACCGTCGGTGACGGCGGCGCCCAGGGAATGGGCATGACCACCACCGCACCATTACTCAGCCGAGAAAAGTATTTCACCATCCTCCTCCTTGACCGTGGTACAGACCTGACCTTGTTTAGGGCTGACCTCTGTATGACCGACAGTGAAAGCTGGAACGTGGCGGCTAAGTCACTTATCATCGGACAAATCGCCGGTTCAGGTATCGTTTGGCTAAATGAAGCGGCTCAATAACAGGGTCGCAATCTTAATTCTATCCCAAGGTTAAAGTATGAGCGTTATTCGACAGGCAAATCTCCTGGGTCAGCAGCGGCTCGACGTTCCTCATTTGCGTTCGATCGAGGCGTCGATCGCGGGTGACTTTGACCTCTTGGCCGGCGAGATCATGGCGGGGTCGAACCCTCTCATCGTCAGCGGCTTCGACGTTGCGACCATCAGCCTAGGCTCTCCAGCCGCTACTATACAGCTCAACGTGGCGGGCGCCATCGTCCTCCACCCCGAAGCGTCCGAGTCCGGCACGGTGTTCAAGGTTCCCGAGAACCGTGACCCCGAGACTCTGAATGCCGCCAACGTCCGCGTCAGCGGTAGTTTTACCGCTTCCACCACCAATTACGTCGGTATCGATCTCCGCCGCACTGCGGACGCCACCACGGCCGACTTGGTGCAGTTCCTCAACCCTGACACCGGCATCGAGAGTCCCAAGACAGTCCCGCTTGCTCGCACGCTGGATTACGTTATTGTCATTTCGATCCAAGACTTCAGCACCACGCCTGGCATCGCTCCTTTGTGCAAGGTCGTCACCGACGCCTTTAACAACATTTCCAGTATCGAAGACGCTCGCAACATGGCGTTTCGACTAGGCTCGGGCGGCTCCATCCCAGATACCCAGAATGCCTACACTTGGCCGGGCGGCCGTGGGGAAGTCGGCGATAACGCTGACTTCAGCGCTGGTGACAAAACCATTGGCTCGTTGAAGGAATGGATGGACGCTGTCATGACCAGGCTTTGGGAGCTTGGTGGTGGTGAGCGCTGGTATGCTTCGACCGCAGACCGTAACGTCAAGCTCTTGCGCACTGGCGCGACCTTCGCCAACGGCGAGTGGTTCGAATGGGATGGCACCAACCTTCACTGGAAAAATCTTAGTTTTCTATTCGATAATAGTACCGGTGTTGTCAACGAGATTCTCGACCAACTCGTTGACAGCCCGGGGCTCACCGATTTGGCCGATGGCGAATGCGTCTATGTCGACGTCGATCGCTCCGAGGATAAAACGGGGGGCGACGCACTTCAACCGGTAAAATCAGCTCTCACTACGCTATCCTATCCAACCATTCCAGGCTCCCGTTACGTTATCGCGTGGCGTAAAGGCTCGGACGTCTTTACTCGCGATACCTCGTTCCCGGTCGGTGCCTCATTCCGTGTTGCATCCGACACCATCACTGGTATCGTCCAGTTGACGTATGCGGCTGGCGATCCGACGCTACCCTTGGTTATGCCACAGGACGCCAACGGGTCCATGCACAACACCGCCCTTAGCGGTGATGGCTACGGCCTTCAGGGGACTGGCGTTGGCACTGGTAGTGGGGTCGAAGGTTATGGCGGCAGCGACGGCGATGGTGGT